ACGCTGCGCGAGTGTATGATACGAAGCGCCGCGTGGCGTGCCGACATGCCATTGAACGCCGCCGGGTGGTCTGGGGCGTTCTACAGGAAGGACTGAACGGATGACGTTCGAAGAAGCCGTTTCCCGTCTCGACGCGGCCGGATGGAGTCTCTGGCACCTCGGCCGCAGCGGAGACAAGTGGGTTGCGTCTGCATATCGAAAGCAGGCGGTGTGGACCGGCAAGGTCGGCAGCGGGCTATGGCCCAAGTCCGACCACACGCCGAGCGTCGCGTCCCCGACGCTCGAAGGCGTGTTCGACGCGCTCTTGGCGACAGTGGGCGAGGAACGGCTGAACCCGGAACAGGCCGCGATGTTGGAGCGCGCGATCAGTCGTCTGGCTGCGGCGTTCGATGGGTTCAATCATGCTTGAGTCGTTGATCCCGACCGCCGTCTTGGACGGCCGCCTTCACGCCATGACGCTTTACCGCACGCCGGACGGGAAGTGGCAGGCCAGCCGGTCGGCCGATGGTCATTCGTGGTCGGTCCATATCGATACCGATCCCGTCCGCGCGATGAAGATGGCGCTGCTCGGCGGCAATCCGAATTGGCCGTCATACAACACCGCCCGCGATCCTCTTTTCTGGCGGCTCGAAAACGCCCTGGCCGTCCTCACGGAGACCGTCGATGCTTTCCATCGTCCACGCTGACGCCCGCGACCATCTGGCCGCGATGGCTGCCCGTGGCGAGACTGTTCACAGCATCGTCACAGACCCGCCCTACGGACTTGTCAGCGTCGTCAAGCGGTTTGGGGCTGCCGGAGCAGCCCCGGCCCGGTCGAACGGCCCCACAGGCGTTTTCAAGCGTGCTTCGGCGAGGTTCATGGGGCAGCAATGGGACGGGACGGCTATCGAGCAAGACCCGGAGTTCTGGAAGCTGTGTCTCGGCGTGCTACCCCCAGGCGGGCACATGCTTGCCTTCTCAAGCCCGCGAACCTTCCATCGCGTGACGTGCGCCATTGAGGACGCGGGTTTTGAGATACGCAACACGATCATGTGGCTTTACGCGAGCGGGTTTCCGAAGTCACACAACCAGGGCGACGGGTGGGGCACCGACCTCAAGCCCGCGTGGGATCCGATCATTCTCGCGCGCAAGCCGCTTGAAGGGACCATCGGTGAGAACTTGCGACGCTACGGCGTGGGTGCGTTGAACATCGACGGTTGCCGCGTCCCCTATCAATCGGAAGAAGATCGTGCGGCGGCGACGCCGCAAGGCCGTGTTACGAGCAAGAACGGGGCTTTTGCGGGCGAGACACAACATGACGGCGGTTGCGCGGAGTTCGTGCGACCCGACACGTCGAAGGGGCGCTGGCCCGCCAATGTCGCGCACGAGGACGGCGTTCTCGAAGCCCGGTTTTTCTTCACTTCCAAGGCGTCGAGACGGGATCGCGGCGCGACGAACAACCACCCGACCGTGAAGCCTCACGATTTGCTTCGCTGGCTGGTCCGTCTGGTCACGCCTCTCGGCGGCACGGTCCTCGACCCCTTCGCGGGGAGCGGTAGCACCGGCAAGGCGGCCCGAGCGGAAGGCATGAACGCCATCCTGATCGAGAAGGAAGCGCGATACGTCGAGATCATGCGGTCTAGGCCAGGTGTTGCGACGCTCCGCAGCGCGCTCGAAAGGCTTTCCGACGAGATCGACAACCTGACCAAGAGGATCAACGCGGCGTGACGTTCGGCCCCATCAAGCGCGTGCGGCGCGAGTCCAGCATCGAAGCCGCAGCCGTCGCCTACGCGAAGAAGCGCGGGTGGTGGCAGATGAAGGTGATGCGCGCGAGCGTGCGCGGCATCCCGGACAGGTGGTTCATCCGCGACGGCGCTCTGCTCGTGATCGAGTTCAAATCCGAGCGTGGCCGTCTTTCGGATCACCAGTCTCGCCGCATCGAAGAACTGCGGCAGCAGAACGTCGATGTGCATGTCGTGGACAACATCGAACAAGCGAAGGAACTCCTCGAATGAGAGAGGAGTGGGAGATGCACCGCTATCAAGACGCGGCGGTGGAGTTCGCGCATCGGCATCCTGCCAGCAACCTGTGGATGGACATGGGGCTCGGCAAGACGGTAACGATGTGGACCCTGTTGCGTGATCTGCGCCGCGACAAGGCGATGAAGCGCGCGCTCGTGATCTGCCCGCTCCGCGTGGCGACGCAGACGTGGCCGAACGAACTTCGCGAGTGGGAGCACATCGCGGACATGCCGTTCTCCCTGATCCGCCACCCGGATCAGGCCGTGCGCGTTCAACTCGCCATGTCGAACAAACCGGTCCACATCGTCAACCGCGAAATGCTGCCGTGGCTCGTCGATCTGTGGGCCGAACAACGCTTGTGGCCCTACGACACGCTGATCGTGGACGAGAGCAGCAGCTTCAAGGATCACAACACGCGGCGCTTCAAGGCGCTCAAGGCGGTGCGTCCGCACACGAAGCGCATCCACCTTCTGTCGGCCACGCCTGCTTCCGAGTCCTACATGGGGCTGTTCGCGCAAACCTACCTTCTCGACCGTGGCGAGCGGTTCGGCGTATCGATCGAACATTTCCGCAAGACCTACTTCGATCACGACCCTTACAAGATGACCTATACGCTCAAGCCAGGATCGAAGGAACGCATCGTCGAGAAGTTGGCAGACATAACGCTCGTCATGCAGGCGGATGACTACCTGCCGCCGAACAAGCCGCTGATGCTCCGCAAGAACATCGTTCTTGATGAAAGCGAGATGAAGGCGTATCGCGACTTCGAACGGACGCTGATCCTCAAACTTCCGGAGGGTGAACACATCGAGGCGCTGACCGGAGCAGCCTTGAGTCAGAAACTCCTTCAAGCAGCCAGCGGTGCCGTTTATGACGAGGACCGGAAGGCACGGCACTTCCACAACCACAAGATCGCGGAGTTGGAGGAGATCGTCGAGGAGTTGGACGGCCGTCCGGTGATGGTCGCCTATTGGTTCCGGTCGAGCCTTGAGCGCCTGCTGCGCGCGTTTCCGCAGGCGAAGCAGATGGATAAGGCGGGCAATCTTCTGACCGAGTGGAACGCTGGCCGCGTGCCTGTGCTGCTCGTTCATCCGCAGTCGGTCGGTCATGGGTTGAACATGCAGTATGGCCCTGGCCGCGACCTCGTGTATTTCGACATGCCGTGGAGTGGCGAACTCTACTGGCAGTTGATCCGTCGCCTCGCGAGGCAGGGGCAGAAGCATGTCGTTCGCGTCCACCACCTGATCGCGGAGCAGACCATCGACGAGACGGTATTCGGCTCGCAGCAGAACAAGACCGACACGCAACAGGCGTTGATGGACGCCATCAAGGAAGCGCGGAAGCGCATCAAGGGGGTCTGAGTGCGATACATTGTTGACGACGCCGTTTCCGGTTTGCGCAGCCTACCGGACGGCTACGCGCAATGCTGCGTTACCAGCCCGCCTTACTACCGCTTGCGGGACTATGGCGTGGCCGGTCAAATCGGGCTGGAAGAAAGCCCGGATGCTTACGTTGCGCGGCTGGTCGAAGTGTTCCGCGAGGTTTGGCGCGTGCTGCGTGACGACGGAACGCTTTGGTTGAATCTAGGGGATAGTTATGCCGGGAACGGCGACGCGTCCGGTTTTCGACCAGGAAATGACGGCGCCAGCAACAGAAACGGCGTTGGGCGCGTCGTCGGGTGCAAGACCAAAGACCTTCTCGGCATCCCTTGGATGGTCGCCTTCGCGCTGCGTGCTGACGGGTGGTATCTGCGGGCGGATATCATCTGGCACAAGCCGAACCCGATGCCGGAAAGCATTTCCGACCGCCCGACGAGGGCCCACGAACACGTTTTTCTGTTTAGCAAGTCTCCGTCCTATTTCTACGACGCGGATGCGATCAAGGAACCACCTGCGGAGAGCAGCGTGGCCGCGTATAAGGCGGCCATTGCGAACCCGAGAAAGGATCGCGAGTATCAGCATGATTCGCAGACGAGGAAGGGGAAGCGAAGAGCGAACAGGGCTTGGTCGGACCCTGACAACCTTCGCAGACTCATGCTAGGCAAGAACGCGCGAGACGTGTGGACTATCGCGACACAGCCTTACAGCGGCGCGCATTTCGCCACTATGCCGCCTGCTCTTGTCGAGCGGTGCATCAAGGCGGGGTCTCGCCCAAGTGACCGCGTGCTAGACCCGTTCGGAGGGGCCGGGACCACGGCGGTCGTCGCTCACGCGCTCGGCCGCACGGCGACGCTGATCGACCTGAACCGCAAGAACCTGCACCTGACGGCCAAGCGCATCGGAGCCGGGCGCATCGACGTGCTGCTTTCGGTGCTGGCCGATGAGATCGACAACCTGACCAAGCGCATCAAGGGAGTCTGACCGTGGCGGGAGCGAAGGACCGCGATGACGGCGAGACGCAGGCGATCATCTTCGATGGTGCCAGCGTCACGCAGCTTGCGCGCATGTTCCGTCAAGACCCGCGCGACATTGCGCGGAAGATCAGGTCTCTGCGGCCGGTCGGCAAACGGCGTGGCTTCGATATCTACTCGGTGAAGGAAGCGGCGGAATACCTCGTCACTCCGAAGGTGGACAACATCGAGTCCTACATCGCGCGCATGTCGTTCAAAGACCTGCCGCCGACGCTGAACAAGGAGATGTGGAACGGACTTCGCGCACGACTGCGTTTCGAAGCCGAGCAAGACCTTCTGTGGCCGGTCGAGAAGGTCCATGAAATGACGGGGCGTGCCTTCAAGGCGCTCCGCATGGCGCTTCTCCTGATCCCCGACACCGTGGCGCGGGAAACGACGCTGACAAGCGCGCAGCGTGCGCGTATCGTGCAACTCGTGGACAACGCGCTTGCGGAACTCCGTAGCAATCTGCACGACGAGTTCGCCAACGCGCCACCCATGACACCAGGGATTGCTGAATATGAGTCTGCGGATAGCGCGTCTGAGTCGGAAGAAGAATTCGACCTTTGAGACGCTGAACGAAATGGTCATGTCGCTGGCGGATGTGTTTGCGCCGCCGGAGCGACTCACCGTGTCCGAAGCCGCCGAACGATACGTCCACATCAACGTGCCAGGGGCATACATCGGCCCTTACCGGAACGACACGGTTCCCTACATGGTTGAGCCGATGAACACGCTGATCTCTCCGGACTACACCGGATGCGTGTTCGTGGGTCCGGCGCAGAGCGGCAAGACGCAATCGCTGCTGCTGAACTGGCTCGCCTACAACATCATGGTCGATCCGATGGACATGATCTTCTACTGTCCGTCCCAGGCGGCGGCGCGAGACTTCGCCGTGCGCCGCGTTGACAGGCTTCATCGGCACAGCCCGGAGATCGGGAAAATGCTTTCCGCGTCGTCTGCGACGGACACGATGCGGGACAAGCACTACCGGAACGGGACCATCCTCACGCTGTCGTGGCCGTCCGTCACTGAACTCGCGGGCCGCCCTATCGGCCGCGTGGCGATCACCGACCGTGATCGCATGGAGGACGACATTGATGGCGAGGGTGAGCCGTTTGACCTTGCGTCGAAGCGCACCACCACATTCATGTCGTTCGCGATGACGCTGGCGGAGAGTTCTCCGTCGCGCCCCGTCACCGACCCTCGGTGGATGCCGCGCACTCCGCACGAGGCCCCTCCGACGACTGGCATTCTCGCGCTCTACAACCGAGGCGACCGCCGCCGCTTCTATTGGCCGTGCCCACGCTGCAATCACTTCTTCGAGGGCAACTTCCGGATGCTCAAGTGGGAGCCGCACGCGAACCGCATGGATGCGGCCGACAGCGTTCGCATGATCTGCCCGAAGTGCGGCTACGCCATCGAACCGGACCACCGCAAGGAGATGATGCGGTGGGGTGTTTGGGTGAAGGACGGACAGACGGTTGACGAGAACGGTCTGCTGCACGGCAAAGGAGAACGCAGCAACATCGCGTCGTTTTGGTTGAACGGCGTAGCGGCGACGTTCGTGACGTGGCAGCAGTTGGTCGCGACGTGCATCGCGGCGACCGACGAGTTCGAAAAGACGGCGAGCGAGGACGCGCTGCGGAAATTCTACAACAACGACCTCGCGGAACCGTATATCCCGAAGCGACAGGAGGCCGTTCGCACGCCCGAGACGTTGCAGGATCGCGCGTCTCCCGTGCCGTCCGAACAGGTGCCGCCGGAGGTCCGCTTCCTCGTCGCGGCGGTGGACGTGCAGAAGAACATGTTTGTCGTGCAGGTGTTCGGCATCGCACCGGGCGAACCGTTCGATGTTTACGTCATCGACCGCTTCGACATTCGGAAATCTGAGCGCGTGGACGACGACGACGAGCGTCTGTGGGTGAAGCCCGGAACCTATCTGTCCGATTGGAACCTGCTCACGGAACACGTCATCAAGCGCACCTACCCGCTAATGTCCGACCCGGAGAGCCGTATGCCGATCCGCATGACGGTGTGCGACAGCGGCGGCAAGGAAGGCGTGACGATGAACGCCTACGCCTACTACCGCGTCCTCCGACGCGAAGGGCTGGCGTCCAGATTTCACTTGGTGAAGGGCGAGAAGTCTCCTCGTGCTCCGCGCACATCGGTTCGCTATCCCGACAACAGCAGCAGAGCGAGCGGCCCGAAGGCTGGCGCGCAGGGTGACGTGCCGGTGTTGTTCTTGCAGAGCGACGCCTTCAAGGACGCGCTGGACAACCGCCTAGAAGCGACGGAACCGGGCAAGGGGATGATCCACATCCCCGACACCATGCCGGACTGGTTCTTTCAGGAAATGTGTTCCGAGGTCCGCACCGCGAAGGGGTGGGAACCGGCCCGTGGCGGCCGGGCCAGGAACGAGGCGTGGGACTTGACCTACTACTGCCTCGGCGTTTGCGCTTCCTCGGTGTTGAACATCGAGAAGATCAAATGGGACGGGAATCTGCCGGATTGGCTGCTTGAACAGGACCGAAACCCGCATATTTTGCGTCCGAACCGCGCTGGTGTTGCACAACCCGGTGTCAAGAGGTATGACCTGAGGCAACTTGGAAAGGCTCTTGGATGAGCGACAACAGCCTTACGGCCCGTCTGGCCGAAGCCAAGACCGCGCTGCATGAGTTGCAGACCGGACGGATGGCGCGCGTCGTGGTGGATCAGAACGGCGAGCGCGTCGAGTTCAACATGACCTCGGCCGACCGGCTGCGGGCCTATGTATCCGACCTTGAGGCCCAGGTCGCGGCAGGCGCGGTTCCGCGTTCGCGCGGTCCGCTGCGGTTTCTGTTCTGATGGACGCCCGCGTGACCCGCCCGACCAAGGGCGCGCTCGGCGGCCTCGAAGGGGCCAACCGGACCAGCCGCGAAACCGCGCTGTGGGTGCCGCCCATGCGCGCGCCCGACAACGCCCTGAACCCGGCCAAGCCGCTTGCGGACGCGCGCAGCGAGGACATGGTGTTCAACGATGGCTACGCGACCGGGGCCGTAGCACTTCACCGCGACTCCATCGTTGGCGCGTCCTACCGTCTGAACGCCCGGCCGAACTACCGTGTCCTCGGGCTCGACGAGACATGGGCCGAGGAGTTTCAGGAAGTGGTCGAGGCCCGGTTCAACGTCGCGGCGTCATCCGAGTCGTGCTGGTTCGATGCGCAGCGGCGAAACACTTTCACCGATCTGGTCCGTCTGGCTGTCGTCGGGTTCGTGAGCCGTGGTGAATCCATCGGGACGGTCGAGTGGATCAGGGACTCCACGCGCCCCTTCCGCACCGCTTATCAGCCGGTGTCACCTGATCGCCTGGACAACCCGAACGGCCGCAGCGACGACGAGTTCATGCGTCGCGGCGTGGAACGCGACCGCTACGGCCGCCCGGTCGCGTTCTGGTTCCGCAACGCCCATCCCTACGATATCAACGCAGCGTCGAAGGCCGTGACGTGGAAGCGCGTCCCGGCCGAAACCCCGTGGGGCCGCAAGCAGGTCATCTACATCGCGGAACAACGCCTTCCGGACCAGACGCGCGGCGTCGCGGACATGGTGGCCGTCCTCAAGACGATGAAGATGACGAAGCAGTTTCAGGAGATCGTGTTGCAGAACGCCGTGGTCAACGCGACCTACGCGGCTGCAATCGAGTCCGAAATGCCGACCGAGTCCATCATTGCGGCGATGGGCGGCAGCCAAGAGGGCGTGGAGAACGCGCTCGGGTGGTATCTGAACTCCTTGGGTGAATACCTGTCGGCGGCGAACAACATCGCGCTCGACGGGGTGAAAATCCCGCACCTGTTTCCAGGGACGAAGCTGAACCTTCGGACGGTCGGCACGCCCGGCGGCGTCGGCGCGGATTTCGAGGTTTCTCTGCTGCGAAAGATCGCGGCGGGCCTCGGGCTGTCCTACGAGGAGTTCGCCCGCGACTACACCAAAACCAACTACTCGTCCGCTCGCGCTTCGATGGCCGGAACGTGGCGATACATGCTTGGCCGCAAGAAGATCGTGGCCGACCGCTTCGCGACGAGCATCTACTCGCTCTGGATGGAGGAGGAGATCGCCAACGGCAATCTGCCGCTCCCTCGTGGTCGCGGGCGCGACTGGTTCTACGAGCCGTTGGTCCGCGACGCCCTCTGCATGTGCGATTGGATTGGCGCGGCGCGCGGCCAGATCGACGAGAAGAAGGAGACCGAGGCGGCGATCATGCGGATCGAGGCCGGGCTCTCTACGCTCGAAATCGAATGCGCGCGGCTCGGTCACGACTACCGCGACCTGATCGTGCAGCGCGCCCGCGAGAAGCGCATGTTGGACAAGCACGGTCTTACGCAGGTGGTCATCTCCGCGACCGGCGCACAACAGGCCGATGACGAACAGACCGATGAGGAACCGACCGATGACGAGTGACCTGAACGGCATCCTCGGCCGTCTCTCCCGTGCATCCCTGATCGCGCCTATCTGCGCGGACGGCCAGGGGACGGCGCGGGAAATTCTTTCCCTGGCCCGCGACGCGGCGGGCTTCATGGCGAACCGCGATCCGGATTGGCGCGAGCAGGTCGTGAGCGAGCATTTCCGCAACGTGCTGTCGGCCTACGGCCACAAGAGCGCGAACGGCGGAACGCGCTCCTATCCCTACGCGGCAGGCACGGCCTTCATCCCCGTCCACGGCATCCTGATCAACCGCTTCAACTACGCGACGCCCTATGTGACGGGCTACAACGCGATCCGCGCGATGCTGCGTGACGCGCTGGCCGACGATGACGTGAAGGCCATCGTCCTCGACGTGAACTCGCCCGGTGGTCAGGCCGCCGGGTGCTTCGAACTGGCTGATGACGTGCGCGCAGCGCGCGAGACGAAGCCGGTTCTCGCCTACGCCGATAGCATGGCGTTCTCGGCCGCCTACGCGCTCGCGAGCGCGGCTCACGAGATCGCACTTCCCGCAAGTGGCGAGGTCGGGTCCATCGGTGTCGTCGCGATGCACGTCGATCTGTCGAAGGCGCTCGACGAGACGGGCATCAAGGTGACGTTCGTTTACGCGGGCAAGCACAAGGTCGATGGCAATCCCTACGAGCCGCTGTCGGACGACGCCCGCGCCGACATTCAGGCGGGCGTGGACGCCCTCTACGCGCAGTTCGTGTCCTGCGTGGCGGCGGGCCGTGGCGAACGGCTTTCCGTCGAGCAGGCTCGCGCCACGGAGGCGCGCTGCTACCTCGCGACCGATGCCGTTCAGGCCGGTCTCGCGGATTCCGTGACCACCCCGGCGCGGGCGCTTGCGAATTTCCTCGCAATGCGCGACAACACCTTCAACAGGAACAAGGAGACTTCTGCCGTGTCCGACACCGAAGCCAGGGCCGCCGAGCGCGCCCGCATCGCCGCGATCATCGGCCATGCGGAGGCCGAGGGCCGCGCCGATCTCGCGAAGCATCTCGCCTTCGAGACCGATCTCTCGCCCGAGGCGGCTGGTGCGCTGCTCGCCAAGGCCCCGAAGGCCGAGGCCAAGCATACGAACGCGCTCGACGCCGCGATGAACCAGATCGGCAGCCCGAACATCGGCGCGGGCTACGCCGAGAGCGACGCCAAGATGCAGCCCGGCATGGCGCTGATCACCGCCTACGAGACGGCCACCGGCCGCCCGCTCGGCAAGCCCAACTGAGGAGGATTTACACATGTCCGGAACCTTCCCGACCCTGCGTGCCGAAGCGAACAACTCGCGCGGCACCTACACCCCGCCCGACCTGTTCGCGGGTGAGAGCCAGATCGTCACGAACCGCGCACTCGTCCTTTCCGGTCAGAACCTCGCCCGCTTCACGGTCGTGGCGCTGAACGCGAATGGCAAGCTGGTCGCCCACGATCCGACCGCGACCGTGGCCGTCTCCGGCGGCGCGAGCGGCCAGACTGCGCCCGCGCCGCAGTCCCGCATCGCGGGCGTGCTGATCGACGCGGTGAACGCGAGCGCGGGCGACGTGTCGGCTGCCTACTACAGCGAGGGCGTGTTCAACCACGCGGCGCTGACGTGGCACGCCTCGCTCGACACGCTGGAAAAGCGCCGCAACGCCTGCGTCGGCACGAAGATCGACGTGGCCGGACTGCTCTGATCCTCTGACCAAGAAGGAGTTTCCGCCATGAGCGGCACCATCGGAATTTACAACACCGCCGAACTCATGGCGGTCCAGTCTCGGCCCGAGACACAGCCCGACGGCTTCTGGCTGCGCTGGTTCCCCACCGAACGTCTGTTCTCGACCGAGGAGATCATGTTCGATGATCTCGGGGAGGAGGACCGGCGTCTGGCCCCGTTCGTGTCGCCGCTGGCCCAGGGCCGGGTGATGCGTGAGAAGGGCTACATCACCAAGTCCTTCAAGCCCGCCTACCTCAAGCCGAAGCACGTCGTCGATCCGACCAAGACCATCGCGCGTCGGCCGGGCGAACCGATCCTCGGCAGCCTGACTCCGGACCAGCGCCGCGCCGCCGCCATCGCGGATCGGCTGATCTCGCAGCGGAACATGATCGAACGCCGTCTCGACTGGATGGCGTGCAAGGCGATCAGCGACGGCAAGGTGACGGTCTCCGGCGAGGACTACCCGACCGTGGAGGTCGATTTCGGTCGCCACGCGGACCTGACGAACACGCTGACATCGACCGCCCGCTGGTCGGAGGTTTCGACCGCCGACCCGCTGGCCGATATCGCCTACATGCGGACGCGCTCGTTCGAACTCTCCGGCTACCCCATCGTCGATCTCGTCTTCGGCACGACCGCCTGGGGCAACTTCCTCAAGAACACCAAGGTCCAGAACACGCTCAAGGCCGATCTGCGCGGTGGCGAATCGAACTTCAACCGGGACAACATCACGGCGGGGCTGCCCTTCGAGTTCCAGGGCGTCCTTTCCGGCCCGGCAGGTGGCGGTCTGCTCCGCATGTGGACCTACGCCAACTTCTACCACGACACGCTGCTCGGCAACCGCGTCCCCTACATCAACGCCGTCGATGTGGTCGGCGTCGGCTCCCCGATGGGTGTCCAGGCGTTCGGCGCGATCATGGACATGTCCATGCTCAATCCGGCGCGCATGTGGCCGAAGATGTGGCAGAACCAGGACCCGTCCGTGGAGTATGTGATGACGCAGAGCGCCCCGCTGATGGTGCCCGTGGTCCCGAACAGCACCTTCCGTATCCGGACTTCGACGCCGTGATGAACCTGGGCGGGGCGCGTAAGCGCCCCGCCTGCCGCGCCTCGCTCCATCTACGACAGAAGGACAACACCATGCCTGTGCGGGTCAACAAGACCTCCGTGACGGTCACTCGGTCGGGTGATCGCGTCACCGTTCCCGGCGGCCAGCCGTTCAACTACACCGACGACGAGATCGCGCAGATCGAGGCCGCCAACGGCCCCGAGTCGTTCGACACCGCGTCCGTCGCCGTGGCAGCCGCCGTGTCGTCTGCGAGCCAGTCCGATGCGGACGACGAGAAGCCCGCGCCGCGCCGCAAGCCGCGCGCCAAGGACAACGAGGACGACCTGTGAACGGAGCGGGCCGCTTCGACGTGCTGCGAGCCCGCGCGCGACGTGTCGTCCACGACATGTTCGCCACGGCGGCTCTCTATCGTTCGCACACCGGCGGCCCGCACGTTCCCATGAACGTCCGATTCCACACGAAGATCGCGCAGCCCTACGGCGACCTGAGCGGCGAGGGCTACGCGGAAGTGATCACCAACATCGAGCGCGTGGTGTTCGACCGCGACGCCCTTGCGGCTGCGTCCGTCGAGCCCGAGCGCGGCGACGAGGTTCTGATCACCAGCACAGGCGTTACGCTTCTTCTCGACACCAAAGACCCGGACTCCGGGCCGGTCGTCGAAGCGTGGTCGGTGACGCGCCGATGATCGAAATCGAGGCTCGCAACATCGAACGCATCGCGCAACTCTTTGCTGCCGCGCCGGAGAAGGCGCGTCGAGCGGGTTCGCGCGCAATCAACATCGTGATGGACAAGTCCGCGCTTCCGTCGCTGCGGGCAAACCTTCGCACGCAGGTCGCGTTCCCGGACGGGTATCTCGACGACCCGCGACGACTGTCGGTCAGCAAAAGGGCCAGCGAGCGCGACCTTGAAG